TTCCAGCACTACCATAAGTAAAATCTGTAGTGATAATACCAGTAGAGGAATTTTCTGTGATAGCATTAAAGCCATCTTCAGACCTCACTGGTCCTTTAAAAGTTGTGTTTGCCATTTTCTTCTCCTTTGATAATCTACTGTCTTGGCGAGTCTGCTAGGTCAGTCAGTAGAAGTTAATAATCCCTAGAATATTATTTATTAATGTCTTTGATAAATTTCAAGGCTTCTTTATCTTCTTTTTGTTCTACATCTACTTGTTTCTTTGCAGAATCAAAAAGCATCTTTTGTTGTTCTAATTGTATCTTTTCTTCTTCGATAGCAAGTTTAGTCATAATATCTAATTGTTTTAAAGCTTCTCTACTTGTTCTATCATCAACACCTTTTTGTGCTTTTAGTGCTGTGCTTACACCTTTTTGTTGTGCATCTATTGCTTGTGCTTGACGTTTAATATCTAACTCTTGTGCCTCTATTGCTATCTTAGCATTTTCTTTAGCAGCATCTAGTTTTAATTTTTCTTTTTCTAATTCTACTTTAGATTGCTCTAATGCTACTAACTGTTGCTCTGGTGTCATTTGTTTACCCATTGCAATATTTGCATTTAACACATCTTGAGCTGCAGCAGCCATCACAGCTTCTACATCTGTAGGTGTTCTTGTTTGATTAGGCATTTGCTCCATCATCACTCTAGTTGTACCATTAATTTGTTCTTGATATTTCATCAATGTATGTTCTTGTATGTTTGCTTCTAAGATTGGTCTTACTCTTGCCATAATAGGATTTGCACCATTCATAGGGTCTTGTAAGTATGCCATCTTTACTTGAATATGTGCATCATGATTTTGTCCTGTAAAAGCAGCTATCGGTAAACCTTTTGTTGCAGCAGTAATATCTGATACTGGGTCTAAAGGTTGTGGCTGTGGTGCTTGTGGTAATATTTCTTCTATGTTTGGCATATTTGCAGCATTTAAGATTGTTCTATTTAATGCTTCTAAATTAAACATACCTGGTGGTGATTGTTGTGCCATTTGTAATGCCATATTTGCTAACATCATTCTATGTGCATTACTTGGTATATTAGGGTCACTTACAGGTATAACATCTATTGTACCATCAAAATCTTTTTTAAATATTTCTCTACTTGCATTTGGAACATCATAGGGATATTCTACAGGTAGATAATCATAATCTATTTCTGCAATAATTTTAAATTCATCTCTTTGTGATTTATGTAATCGTTTATGAATACCAGAAAAGAATTTACTAGATGCTTCTAATAAAGCCATAGTAGTTCCAACTGGTCCATAGGAGGCAGCATCAGAAACTATTTGTTCTGTGCTGTCTGCAAACTTCTGTCCAGCAGCAGTTACAAATCCAAGCATGTTGTATAGCACTGAGGAAGGCTCTTTATATGGGAGAGGAACAATCGCCTTTTGTAAATCTATACCAGTTGCTTCGACCTCCTTGAACTCACCAGGAGCAATAGGTTCGTTGTCGCCCACCATTCTTACTCCTTTTGCCTTAAACCCTCCTGGTAAATTAGCGAACTGTCCAGCATCTACAAGACTCCTCATAGCTGCAGTCGCTGTCAAAGTTAAATTACCTAAGAAGTGTATAAGACCTAACCCATAAAAACTAAACCCTGGTACAAACTTGTAATGAACAAAGTGCATTCTTTTTTCTTTGTTTGTATCACCGGCTCTATAGTTTCTACGAATACTTAATACTTGGCGAGACTCCTGTTCTACAGTTACAATGTAAGGAGCAAACTCACCTTCTTCACATTCTGAGTCCGGAATGTCAAGATGTATGTGTTGTTCTAATAATACATATTGTGGGTCTTTATCTGATGTTGGTGAGATACCCATAATAGTATTTAGTTTTTCTGAAAGAGTTGTTTGTACTGGATTAGATGCATCTGGTAAATCTACATCTGCATATATTCCAGACTCAATATCTCTTTTCATATCTACTGGATTACGATAAATAATATGTGTATATCTATCTGCTTTTCTTAAATTACTTGCATAGTATGATACATAAAATTGGTCTATCGGTACAAACTCAGATACTGGTCTTTCTAGTGATGCATCATAATATACTTTTTTGATTGCTGAACCTATCAATGGCAAATGAAAAAGCATTCTTTCAAACTCGTCAAAATACTCTGGCATTTGTTCAGTCAACTGATAGTTCATAAAGTTTTGAACTCTATTTGCCTGTTCTTGTTTATCAGCAGATTGTGTTCCTAATATTTGTGCCTTTACTGGTCCACCTACAGGAAATAATTCTTGTGATGCTTTTGATTGAAACTTAACTGCAGATTCAATCAATAATGGATGAACTGCTGTGCATGCACCTTCAAAGGGTTCTGTTGTATCTTCTAGTTTTAATCCTAGTAAATCAAACCCTCTTTCAAACATAGAGTCCCACTCTCCTCTAGAATCTTTATCTGCTTGAAAGTTTTCTATTACAGTTTGAGAAATATCTTGTAATATTTCATCATCTAAACCATCTGCTAAGTTTGCATAGTATTCTTTTGCTGTTACTTCTTCTTCAACTTCATCTTCACTAAAGTTTACAGTAACTCCACCATCTGTGTCTACTTCAAAAGAAACATTTGAATCTTCTGCAGGTGCATTTATTGAAACAACATTAGATGTTTCTTCTTTTTTATCAAACGGATTTTTTTCTACTGCCATTATGTCCTCTCCTACATACACACATCATCATAATGTGCATTACAGCTTCTACGATAATTATTTAAATCGCAAGCATTTATTTTATTAGTAAATATATTTTTTAAAAATTTTATCATCCTACAAACAGTATAACATTAAACTCGCCAATATGCAACCCTTTTTTTAGAATTATTTTCTTCAGCTAAATATGGGTCATCAGGATGTGTTAATCTCCAAGACTCTTTCATGTAATGTATTGCCATTGTCATAGCATCAACTTGGTCATCATGAGCTGCATTTGGAAACTGTAAAATCTCTGTGTATAAGTCATCACTCCATTTTTTATTTTTTGGAAGCCATACCCTGCCTGCCTCTATCATTGGAGACGCTGCGTACACTCTTGATACTTTATCTTTATCTGGTATGTAATCTTGTACTGGCAATCCAGCTCTACGCATATCTTGCAATAGTGATTGCCCTGATGCTTTCTTTTCTATGATACATACATCTGGTTGAAACTCATCATATAACATCTGTGCTATTCTACGTAACTCTGGATATTCATACCTGCCTTTCATATTTCCAAGTAATATTAAGTTAGGCACAAAATCTTCATACCCATAATCATTCTGCTCGTACTTGGAAAAAATACCCCAGGTCTGTATTACACTATAGTCTGCAGTTGTCTTGGTAGAAAATGCGGTATCATAAGTTTGTATAATAAAGTCACATGCTGGTGGTTCATCATATTCCCACCACTGCAACCATTTCTTTTTTATTAAACCACCTTCGTCTGGTGTGGGGTCTTGCATGTATAAGGCATTCCAGTATCGAGCACCATTTGATGCACGTATTTCCTGCTCATCAACTTTTAGAGAATCATCTGTTTTCCATTCTGGAAAGTAAGACGAGCCTACAGGTAATTTTAGTAACTCGGCACTCTTTTCATCTAGCCATGCTGGTATCTTTATTACTTCCCAAGGTAGAATAGTAGAAAACTCTGACTCTTGTTTTAGTAACCACCCACATAAATCATCATAATGATACCTGGTATTGATAATTAAAATAGAACCATTAGGCATAATACGAGTTCGTAGACCTGCAGGATACCATTCTTTTACATATCGTCTTCCTGCTTCTGAATATGAGTCCTCTTCAGACATCACATCATCAAGAATTGCTATATGTGCTCCTCTTCCTGCTATTTGACTTTTGACTCCGGCTGCGTAGTAGCTGCCTCCTTTGTTTGTTTTCCATTTTCCTGCTGCTCTAACGTCTGTCCTAAGAGAAACACCTTTAAATACGTCTTGAAAAGACTTAGTTGATACAATATCTCTAACAGACCTACCGAAATCGCTAGAAAGCTGGTCGCTATGACTGACTGTAAGTATCTCATGTTCTGGATTCCTTCCTATATACCATGCTGGAAACAATTTTGAGCAGATAACGGACTTAGAACTACGTGGAGGCAAGAAAACCATCAGCCTTTTTATAGTTCCTGCTTCTAATTGTTTTAATTTTTCTGATATTACTTCAATATGCTTGCCCATTTTCCAATCTGAGATGATTGTTGGAGCAAAAGTACGCACAAATGTAAGAAAATCTTGTTTAGCATAGTGCTTTACATTCTTTTCCCACTGCTTTTTGTAATTAATTACCTCTTCCATACCATAAGTATAGCATATTTTTATTGAAAAGGCAAGTAAAAAGGCAAATGCCTCTATAGAATCTTATAAGTTATATATAATATATATAATTATATATATCATATATACTTTATTAAGTCAAGTATAATAATAAAAATAATATAAATATAATTATTAATAGTTTATAATAATATATATACTATATAAACTCGGCACTTGTCTAGAAAGCCGAGTATTTTTGTAAATATGTGCCAGGGTGATATATATATAGGCAGATATATGCAGTTGTTGTGTGTACCCTAGCGTGTCTATGCAAGGTCATTGCCGAATCTAAAAAAACTATAGTTACTTTTGCCAGCCTAAAAAGTTTTTATAAGTCTATATAGCTGTGTGTGATTGCCTTGCTTGTGTCTTAAAATATAGTAAAGCCTTATAAACTCTACAGTTTTAAACAGTCTTGATAGACTTCACCGCCTAGGCAATCTGTCATTTATTTGACTCAATGTCTAGGCTATCTGTCAAGACTCTGACTATTTAGATGCTGTCAATCCTCTGACATACTCGGCTTTATCTAGTGTCATTCTTTTGACATTATAGGTTTTTCCTATAACTATTATAGGTTATGTTTTTTTTATATAATTTTATTAAATAATATGTTATTTTTAACTATGTTAAAAATTAATAAAAAGAGAGGTGTAACTATGCAAATAGATATAAAAAAAGATAAGTACCAACAACAAGAAGATTTATTGAAAGAATTAAAACAAAGGCTTGAGAATTGTTGGAGTGGTGCAAGTCAGGTATTAGAAGAATTAGAAGAGTTCTATTATGACATTGCTAATGATAAGAGACTGAACGAAAGAACAAGGGAAAGTTTAGAACAATTTTTTGATTATCAATTGGCGGATATAAAAGATAAAGCAATGGATATACAAGACGAAACTCAAAACGCTATTGATAGCTTTGAAGAGGATTTTAACTTAACTAGTGAGGTGTAAAATGACTATTACTAAAAATAAAAATAAAGAAACTATTTATTGCATTAATAAAAGAGATTCACTTATAACTTTTGATGGCTATGATTATGATATAAATGATAATGCTACAGCTAGAAATTTAATTTATATGTTAATGGACAAGTGCATTCAAGATTATGATTTAATTGAGAATTATAAAACAATAGTAGAAAATAAAGAACAAGAACATAACGAATGCAGAAAAACAAATGTTAAATTAAGAGATATTAATAAAAGATTAGAAAAAGAAATAAAAGAATCTGATAAATTATTAAGTATTTCAATAGATGAGAAAAAGACTATAGAAAAAGAAAAAGATAAAATAAAAAATTCTATTGAAATGTTTTTCAGATTAAACGAAAATATTATAAAAGAATTTTAATATAAATTTTATTGTAGGGCTATTAATTTTAATAGCCTTATGATAAGATTTATTAACATAATTAAGAGGTGAAAAATGAAAGCTGACAAAGTAAGATTTACAAGAATATCACAAAATAGAAAGACTGGATATATTCCAGTAACTACAAGTGAAGAGAATACTTGTCCCTCAAGCTGTCCATTAAAAGAAAAAAATATCTGCTATGCTAAAAAGGGTAAAGCAAAAATGACGTGGCTAGAGGTAAAGACTGGCATAAATAAAAGATGGAACAAGCCCTTTAATAATGATTATGATTCTTTACTAAAAGAAATTAAAAAGCTACCACCTGGACAATTATGGCGTCATAACCAGGCAGGTGACTTAGCACACAATGGCAATAATGAAAGTATAGATTTTGATAAATTAAAGCAATTAGTGAAAGCTAACAAGGGTAAAAATGGTTTTACTTATACACATAAAACACAATTAGAAGAGAATTTTCAAAAAATAAAATATGCTAATGATAAAGGCTTTACTATAAATTTATCGGCTAATGATTTAAAACACGCTGACGAATTAAAAAAGCATAATTTACCCATTGCTACTATTGTAGGCACTAAGCCAGTAAAAGAAACACCGCAAGGACATAAAATAAAAATGTGTCCGAATCAAGTTAATAAGGCGGTGACTTGCTCAGTGTGTCTAATGTGTAGTAAAAGTAAAAGAAATTACATAGTAGGATTTTTAAAAGATTAATAAAGAGGTATAAAATGAAATATAATAATATTACTAATGATATGAAAATAATATTAGCTAATGAGAGAGAACAAAAAAGATTAATACAATATAATAAAGAAAAAACTTACAGAGGTTTTATTGATTACTATAAATTATTAGCTTACTTAGGAATAAGCACCTCAATAATAGAATTAATTATAATTATAGAGTTAATAAGATGAAATTAATTAAGTTACCAAAGTTTTTATATTTTGATTATTTAGAGATAGCAAAAGAAAATAATAGACCTTTTCCAAAGGTAATAAAAGAAAATAAGAAAAATATTTTTATAGAAAAAGTTTATAATGATTGCCTTAAGTCTTTATACTATGAGTGTTGGTATTGGTCACAATCTAGCTATGGATTTTCTAAAGAGGATTTAGAATATAAAAGGTATATATCGGCAAGGTATACAATGAAAGCTATTAATAAACATTTTGAACATTTAACTAAATTAGAAAATTGGAATAATTATTAAGAGGTAATAAAAAGAATATGAAAAAAATCAGGAGTAATAAATATAATCTATTAAATTATTTTATCTATCCAGAGGAAAGACTGAGCAAGTCCTATGTAAAATATGTTAAGAAATTTTTGGAGAACTTAGGAGAAAATAAAAGCATTATAGGAAAAACTTATAATAGATATAAGTAGATTTAATATAATTTTTAAAGTAATATGAATATATGATAAAGAATAATAAAATTAAAATACTTCTGAGGATATTCTTAGAAACACCTTTAAAGATATTTATTTTATTATTCTTATCATTTTCAATAACTATAATTAAGAGGTGAAAAGATGCAGATTAAAGATTTAAAAAAGAATGATATAATTTTAAGTAAACAGTTAGGAACACCTATAAGAGGTAGACTAGCGGAAAGTCCTAAACAAGGTAGAGGAATTAAAAAAGTAATTCTTATCTATACTTATGGTGA